GCAGAATTTAATTCTAGTTTTGGTACAGATATAGCATCATATACTAAATCTGTATTTGCATATAATAAAGCATCATTATCTAGTCTTGAATCTAAATTTGATGCTGAACAAAAATTATGGGAAGATAAAAATAAATTAAATCAAACCCAAAGAGATATAAATTTAGCTTCAAGTAAAGCAGGCGAATGGTGGAGAGAAAATGTATTCAATAAACTAACCCAAACATTTATAGTAGAAAAAGGTAACAAAATATTTGGAAATATAGGCAATATATATTTGAACACTAAGTTCTTATATAAAATGGCTAAAGATTCATCTCTACAACAACAAGATATTTCAGGTAAGCAAAGCCTATTAGTATTGAATTACCTGAAAGCAGTAATGCATGAAATTCAAACATCACTAGGTAATATCAATAACTTTGAAATTATAATTGATGATAGAGATGGTGTGGGACGTATTGTTGACCTAAACTACATTAATTCAGATAAAGAAGATTTATTCAAATTTGAAATAGGCAGTAATAATTCAATTATTAAAGATATAAAAATAGAATCAGAGATATCAAATGATATGATATCGATGATGGCTGTTTCAGCACAATCAAGTGCTGGTACTTTAGGTTTGGATAATAGTACATTACTGTCTTATAATGTTGGTGTTTTAGATAGAATGATTCCTAAAAAAGATTCACCAATATATTCCCAAAATGGAAAAATAGTAGATCGAGGAGTTCAAATTGAAGGATTTATATCGGCAATATCAGTAATTGCTAAATTTTTCCAAACATTTGGGGGAACATCCCCAGATGTACCTGGTACATTTGAAGCACAGAATGCAAATTCAAATAAAAATGCATTACGAGAAATTATTACCTTCTTTGCTGTAACTCAAAACTCACCAAATTCAAATAAAGCATTTTTACCATCTAAAATATCATTAACTATAGATGGATTAGCTGGAATTGTAATTGGTAATTTATTTGATGTGGATAAAACATTTATTCCTAAATTCTATAAAGGAAACCCACAAGGACGAGATTTAGGATATATAGTAGTAAATGTAGCTCATTCAATTTCGAGTAATGTTTGGAACACTACAGTTCAAGGATATCCATTTATTATAGATAAGAATGAAGATTTATTTAAAATAGATCAATACCAAAACAGACTTAAATTAATCGTAATATACGATGCTATAAACAATACTAGAACAACTAATATAAATCCAGGTCCATCATTTGGTAGTATTCAAAAAGCAGCAGATAACGCCGAAAAATCAAACCCAGGATTTAGAGAAAAAGTACGATCAGTAGCTAAATCAATTGGCGCTAATGAAAATGATTTATTAAAAATTATGTTTATTGAATCAAATAGAACTTTAAATCCAGGAATTATAAATAATATTGGATGTGTTGGATTGATTCAATTCTGTCCTGATAGAGGTCAAAAAGTTATCAAAACAATAGGTAATAAAAAATATAGAATAGCAGATTTAGCAAGAATGAATCGTATCCAACAAATGGATGTTGTTCAAGAATATTTCCAAAGTCAAGGATATAGAGGAAACAAACCATTATCTTTAACGGATATGTATTTAGCTACATTTTATCCAGCAGCAAAAGGAAAACCAGGTAATTTTATACTTGGAAGTGAAGATAAAGATCCTAATTGGAAATTCGAAATCGCTAATGATAACTCAGGTATAGCAGCAGATAGTACAAGATTTATATATGGAAGAAAAGTAATTGATGTTGATGCTGTTACTAGATTTATAACTAAATAAAATGGCAAGAATACCAAAAAATCAGATAATTACAGATCAACAAGCTCGTCTTAACGAATTTGTATACGTTGATTCGGGTTTGGCATTTTCTGGATCTTATCATATTATAAGTGGAAAAACATATGCTGGTGCTAATGAAAAAACATACACGCAACCAGTTCCAATTGAAAAACCACAAAACAACGCTTTAGCTAATGTAATTAGTACTACTGGATTAGGTAGTGCCGCATATAATTTAGCAATTCGTAATAAAAATACAGCACGTAATTTATCTCCTATATCTATAAATCCACATATTATTAGAACTGATTTATCACTTAAAACAGGAGTTAGTTATTACTTTCAAAAATCAAATGATCCTAATTATATTGTAAAAAAGATATCATACGAGGAAGCATATCATTTATCAAAAGATCCAATCAATAAAGTAATATCAATCGACTTTTCAGCAGATAATTTAGATGAACAATTAATAAACGCAGAAAAAATAATACCAGGCATTACTACATTTGTTAATTTATAATTTCCTAATTATAATTACGTAAAAGGTTATATTATGTTTTATATTATTGAAAAACAAGATCAGCTAGATCAGTTACATATTGGCGAAGATGTATTCATTCATATTATTCCAACGAATGAAAACTATCATCCTGCTTTACAAAATATTAGCCTAATTTATGTTCGTTGGATTAAATCACATAAAGGATACATTCTGTGTTTAAACCACTCCGAATCGCTATCACTACAATTAGCGGATGTACTCGCTAAGCTATCTAAAGCCGATAAACTATACACATTAGATAAGAAAGCGGTGTTACACCACTTTCCCACGTTGAGTCCTCAATTAATTGATGCACAACTGATTAGCTCATACTATTCGATTCAAGACATTAACATTGATCAATACGAATCAAAAGTTGAAGCGGATTTTAAACGCAAATACTATACTGAAGCACCATCAACATTAATTCCAATAGCGAAACATTATGAAAAATGGGAAAACGTATATGATCATATTGAGCAAACTATAAATAAAATTAGTGAAAATATAGACGAGTACGCATTCTTGAATCATTACATGATTCCATTATTTTATAATATTGAAAAGCAAGGTATTAAATTAAGCAAGGAACCATTTATTGAGTACTTTAAAACATTACCTAACCCTAAATTTTCAGTATCTAAAGGTAAAATATATACACAATATAATTTAAATACATTAACTGGAAGACCATCAAATGCATTTAATGGTGTTAATTTTGCTGCTCTAAATAAAACAAATGGCGAACGTGCTGCATTCATTCCAGAAAATGATACATTAGTTGAAATTGATTTTAAAGCATACCACCCAACTATCATCGCTAAATTAGCTGGATACGAATTTAAAGGAAACATATATGAACAATTATCGCTTCAATTTCCTGGATCAACACCTGAAACAATTAAGGAACTAGTATTTCAGCAATTATATGGAGGCGTTAGAAAGGATTTCCAAGACAAACCATTCTTTGCTGAAGTAAATAACTATACAAATCAGTTGTGGAAAGACGCAGAAAATGGTGCAATTGGTGCTCAATTCGGTAAACGATTCACAAAACAAATAATAGAAAACGCAACACCACAGAAACTTCTCAATTATATTGTCCAAAATACAGAAACGATATTTAACGTAGTTCAGTTTTCTGCTGTGATGAATTTGCTTAAAGATAAGAAAACAAAAATTATCCTATACACATACGATTCTATATTATTGGATTACGATTCGTCAGAGAATTTATTAGATAGCATAACTGCGTTGCTAAAGTTTAATTACTCCACGAAAATGGGTGGAAATTATGCAGAAATAAAATAAATCATATATTTATGGCAGACTTAAGTTACGATTTATTTAACAGCACGTTTTTAATGGCGAATAAGCTATTCTGTACATTCACGGCTCCTGAAGAATTAGACAATACTCTAAATACTTTACAGACCAAATACACTATTTTATATTCTAAGATATTTGTATTAGAATCGTTGTCTACTGAAGAGTATGTTTGCACGTATAATATCGATACATTCAATATGGAGCAACAATCCGTGCTACCTAATACGATATTGCTGCATCGTAAGAAAGAGTCAAATACGTTATATACAATAAATGCACTAAATGCATTAATCAAGTCTTTGAACAATGGTGTATTAGACACCAACTACAGAATTAACTGGATCGATTACAAGAATTCAATATTGTTGATCCAAAGCAATGATTTAAATATCATCAAAACTAAAATCCACAAGATAATTAATCTGTAGGATTTCTCAATTACATTTACCGAGTACAATTTTTAAAACTTAAATAGTTATATTATGGATTTAGCTTTGTTAAAGCAAAAATTAGGTAATCTTAACGCTCCACAGAAATCGGGAGGTAAGACTTACGAAAAAATCGACTACACGAAAGTGTTCTGGAAGCCTCAAGTAGGTAATCATACGATTCGCATCGTACCATCAAAATTCAATAAACAAAACCCATTCCGCGAGGTATATTTCCACTATGGATTCGCTAAAGGACCAGTATTGGCTTTAAACAACTGGGGTGAAGCAGATCCAATTATGGAATTTGCAGCAAAATTACGTCAATCAAAAGATCGCGACAACTGGGCATTAGCTAAGAAGTTAGATCCAAAAATGCGTGTATTTGTTCCTGTTATCGTTCGTGGTGAAGAACATTTAGGTGTTCGTTTATGGGAATTCGGTAAGGAAGTATACAAATCATTACTAGGATTTGCTGCTGATGAGGATTACGGTGATTTCACTGATATCCAAGATGGATTCGATTTTAAAATCGATGCCGTAAATTCTGAAGTAGCTGGCCGTAAGGTAGTTAGCTGTACATTACGTCCTCGTCCAAAATCATCTCCAATTTCTGATGATGCTAATCTAGTAAATAAATGGTTAGAAGAACAACCAGATATTATGACGATTAATCGCAAACGCGAATACAACGACATTAAAGAATTATTAGCTAAATGGCTAAATCCAGATGCTGAAGCAGAGCAAACAACAACTACAGCAACTACAACTGAAGCTGCTCCTGCTGCTCCGGCTGCTCAATCAGATTGGGTAAATGAAAACCAAGTAACAGAACAAGAACGTGCTGCGTTCTCTTTGAATACAAACTCATCAGATAAATTCGACGAATTATTTCAATAATGGCAAAAAAATCAGTTTCGGAAACAGTATCAACTGTACTAGGCGACAAATCTAAATTTAACTTGGCTTCTTTTAAGAAGTCCAAGTTTTTAGATCAGTCAGTAAAGTTTAAAGCACAGAAATGGCTACCACTATCTCCTGCGTTTAATGAAGTATTATCATTACCAGGTATTCCAATGGGCCATATTACCTTACTTCGAGGACATTCCGATACAGGTAAAACAACCGCAATGCTAGAGTGTGCAGTAGCAGCTCAGAAAGCAGGTGTATTACCAGTATTCATTATCACCGAGATGAAATGGAATTGGGATCACGTCAAGCAGATGGGATTCAAATTAAATGAAGTATGGGATGAAAATACAGGGGAATTAATCGACTATGAGGGTGATTTTATCTATATTGATAGAGGTACATTAAATACAGTTGAAGATGTAGCAACATTTATTGCAGACTTACTACACGAGCAATCACAGAATCGATTACCATACGATTTATTATTTCTATGGGATTCAGTTGGATCGATTCCATGTAAGTTATCTGTTGAATCAAATAAGAACAACAATGAATGGAATGCTGGAGCTATGTCTCAATCCTTTGGTAACTTTATCAATCAAAAGATTGTATTATCACGCAAAGAAAATTACCCATACACTAATACGTTAGTGGCAGTAAATAAGATTTGGGTAGATAAACCATCGATGCCGATGGAACAACCAAAAATGAAGAATAAAGGTGGAAACACGATGTTCTTTGATTCATCAGTTGTAGTTACATTCGGCAATATCACAAATGCTGGTACTAATAAGATTAAAGCAACTAAAGGCGGCAAGGACGTTGAATTTGCTAAACGTACTAAAGTAGCAGTGGATAAAAATCACATTACAGGTGTACAAACTAAAGGATCGGTCATTATGACAGTACACGGTTTTATTGATGACGATAAAAAGACAA